GGCGCTGCCCTCTCTTTCTCTTCGAGGTACCTCATGGACAAATCTTCTTTCGATACCCGAACTGCTTGGCGGTATTTCTCTGAAAGCTCCGTTAACACACCTGGTTTCTACAAGAAACGCAAGTTAGGTCAACGACTTCCGGAAAATCCGTACAGTATGAGTTTGAATGAAGGTTCGTCACCGTTGGCAGATACCTATAACGGCCCTCGTACCGAGCGCGACGCGCGCGGCCACGATAGCTTTACAGGTGCCTGCCACTCTGGGACCCTGTCTACTATGACAGTGCGTATCCCTGAATCGATCGGTTACAAACTGAGCGATCATATCGGTGAAGTGTCCAATGGGCTTCTCTCCAAGGTACGCAACCGCGAAATTGATCTCGGGGTTGCACTCGGCGAATATCATGAAACTGCAAGTTTCATCGCCGGCGCCATGGTGAAGACTGCCAAGAGCTATAAACAGCTCAGGCGGGGTGATGTATCTGGAGCTCTTCAAACCCTCACAGGTAAGAGGAACGATCGTTGGGCTGATGTACCCGGCGCTGCTGCAAATACATGGCTTGCCTATTCCTACGGCCTAAAACCCTTAATTAACGATGTCGCGAGCGCTGTCGAAATCCTAGAGGAAGGTCTTCGTGACCCTTCTAGGCCCGTCGTCGTTCGCAAATCGTCAGTTAAGCCTGTCTCTGGTACAGCCCATGAAATGAGCGGCTATTACCATGACAGTATCAATGGCTCTGTGCGTGTCTCTGGAAGGATAGAATTTTGGATTGAGAATCCTATATTCTATACTCTGGAGCAAGTGGGCTTCGTGAACCCACTTTCCGTAGCCTGGGAACTCGTTCCCTTCAGTTTCGTTGTCGACTGGTTTGTTCCAGTCGGCGACTTTCTGACCAACGTTATACCCCCACAAGGGGTAGAATTCGTTGGCGGCTATATCGCTTATCGCGGTGACGGCACGCATGTAGGTTGGACTACCATTCCGGGTGAAAGAAACGCACCCGGGTGGTATACCTCGATGGAGCAACGAGAAATCTTTAAGGGGCGTACGCCTCTCACGAGTTTTCCTCGTTACTCAACTAAGGTGCCAGACCTCTCGCTATCGAAAGCTAAGATAGCTAGTGGAATGGCTCTACTTTGGCAACAGCTACGCAAGTAGCATAACCTCAAGGATCTATCATGTCCGCTATCGCAAACATCGTCATCAACGATGGCCAAGGCACTCCTGTGGCTCACACCTTCGCGCCTGCGAAGACGCAGTCCGACCGTGCTGTCCTGGAAGACCGCTCCTCTGGTATTTACATCGGCTATAACAAGCTGACGTTCGACCTGAAGCGCCCAACCGGGCCCAGCAAGGATGCCTCGCGTAACCTTAAGCTCTCGATCAAGATCGAGACTCCGAAACTGGAGACTGTCAGCAACAATACCTATAGCGGTATTGCTCCGGCACCGACTGTCAGCTACCGCCCTGTGGCGGAGCTGATCGTGACTTTGCCGGAACGCTGCACACTGCAGGACCGTAAGGATCTGCAGGCCTTCGTGAAGAACGTCATGGCGAATGCCTTCGTCACTGACGCCTTCGAGAAGTACGAACTCCCGTACTAACGGGATACTTCCTTCGGAAAGGTTACACTTATGAGCATCCATAAGTCGGGTAAGTTTCACACGAAGCTTACAGCACTCGACCTCGCTAAGCGCTTGTATCAGGCGTTAGATACCCCGCTGTCACTATCCTGTTATCTGCTCGCTAAATACGGTGAGCATGAACAGTTAGTAACTAAGAGTATCGACCCGTCCTGGTACTTGCACCCGGCTCGTTTCTTCCGCGATTACCAGGCTGTCAAGCTGTTGTCTAAATTTCCCAATTTGGACACAGGCATTGACCGTCAGGCAGTAGCTAAGAAGAAGTTTATCGAAGCTGAAGTTCTTTGTGCCGAGACGAACATTCGTTTTAGGAACGTTTGGTCTAGTGGGGACACTTCCCCTTTCTCCGCTAGTGTTGGTCGCGTTTTATGGCGCGCACAGCAGAAAATCTCAAACATTCTTGGCGATGTTCCTCTGTATGAAGATCTAGAGTTCAGATTTGGACCCGGTGCTGCTTTTGGTGTGCGGGGGGAAACCTCCGTTTATAATAAGGTTAGTTCTACCTTAGAGTGCACCTTCGCAATGCTGCCCGTTCTGGGTGATTTCCTTGCGGAATTCCCAGGCTGGATCAGGACTGATACAGCCGAGGTTCAACCTCGTAACGGTTCGCAGCTCACGTTTGTCCCTAAGGACGCTAAGACTGACCGTCCCATCTGTATAGAACCGCTTCTAAACGGCCTCTATCAGAAGGGCGTCGGAACTTATATACGCTCTCGTCTAAAACGTCATGGTGTGAACCTTGACGACCAGTCTATCAACCAAAAGTTGGCTAGACGGGCCTACTTCGATCAACTTTCGACAGTTGATTTTAGTAGTGCGAGTGACACTATTGCGTATAACCTCGTCTTAGATCTCTTACCGATCGATTGGTTCGAGTTCTTAGACGTTGCCCGTTGTCCTCGGTACTTCATTGAGGATAGTTGGTACAACTTTCACAAGTTCACCAGCATGGGCAACGCGTACACTTTCGAACTAGAGACCCTTATCTTTTACAGCTTAGCTTGCGCTTGCTGTGAGGAATTGGGCATCCCGTTTGAAACTGGAGAGAACCTCCACGTGTACGGGGATGATGTCATCATCCCAAGAGGTGCGTTCGACCTTTTCGCCGAGGTCAGTAGTCACTGTGGCTTTCTCCCTAACCAGGAGAAGAGCTACAAGTCCGGAGAATTCTTCGAATCCTGTGGACATGACTACTTCCAGGGCTACTTTGTCCGGCCTTTCTTAATCAAGAAGGAGTTCACTACCGTTGAGGATGCCTACTATGCGACGAACCAAGTCTTGGAGACAATCTCCAAAATCTCAGGACTCCCTTCGGAGCCTGATGATCGTTACGATCGCGATGGTCTTATCCATCGTCTTCATGACGTTCATTCTTGGTGCATATCTGGTATCCCAAGGAGCCTTCGTCTTCTTGTCCCGTATGGGCAAGGTGACTGCGGACTCCACTCTGACTTCGACGTCGCGTGTCCACCCAAACATAAAGATTGGTGTGGATACACGTACGTCGCCTTCAGACGGCGAGCCCTCAAGTACAAGCCCGTAGACGGTTTTCCGATCGCCTACGCTTTGTACTTTGCAGGTCTCGGCACCTGGGGTGGTGCTGGTGAACCTCCTGAGCCGCTTGACAACGGCTCAGGATATACCATACGCGACAGAACGAAGTTGGTCAAGGTCAAACAATTCCTGTTTGGTCCTTGGCCTTCTTTGCCTGTTCAGTGGTCTCTCAGATCACTTAGTATGGTCGCTCGGACTTAGACGTGTTGCACCTCGCCCGTAAGGGTGAGAGGTAGCGGTCTCTGACCGTTCGCCTTTTGGCGTGGAGTTCCCCTTCGGGAATATATGAAGTTGGATGATGC